TATGGGCGTTCGTCCGCCTAATATGACGCTGGACCGTATTGATAACGATTTAGGTTACTCTAAGGGTAACTGTCGATGGGCGACACGCACTGAACAGGCAAACAATAGGCGACAAGCATGAGAAGCGGTGGAGTACGGCAGGAATGGCGGTACAACGCACCCCCGACCATATCACGTTTCTTACAATCAGATGCGTTCGGGCGGTTAATCTGGGGGCCGGTGGGAAGTGGCAAAACAACTGGGTGTATCGTTGAGGCTGCGAGACGTATGGCACAGCAGGCTCCTGCCCCCGATGGCATACGGTATTCGCGCATTGCTATCGTTCGGCAATCGCTTAAGGATGCCAAAGCCACCGTTCTCAAAGACGTACGCGGATGGTTTGGGTCAATCGCAGACTGGCGTGTGTCCGAGTCTACTCTGTATCTTCAATATGGCGATGTATATTCAGAATGGCCATTTATACCCCTTGATGAACCCGACGACGTTAAACGGCTGTTGTCCCTGCAACTTACGGCGGCGTATGTAAACGAGTGCATCGAAACTGATATCAACCTCTTAAGCGACATAGCGGGCCGCGTCGGGCGATACCCAAACAATGATCAGGGAGTATGTTCGTGGAGCGGCATCTGGGCTGACACAAACGCCCCAATTTTACATACACCATGGGCTGCATTTCTCGAAACGCCGCCGCCACAGTGGCAAGTGTTCCATCAACCGGCAGGGAACATATTCCCCACCTTCGCCGAAGTGCCCGACCCCAGCATAAGTGAGTTCGACCGCGCGATCCGCGCGAGCAAGGGAGAACGAACAACAATAAGCGTACAAATAGGCGGGGCGGAGAACCTGCCGCATTTGAATCAAACCGCCGAAACAGTGTTACTGCCAGAGAACGATCCGATACGCCTCAAACAAGGGATGGGATATTATGATCGATTGCTCAGTGTCGGGAATCCGGATTATATACGTCGATACGTCTGGTCCCAATTTGGTCGTGACCCATCGGGGGCGGCGGTCTTCGCGGAAAGCTTCAAGTATGACTACCATGTATCAACCACACCCTTGGAGCCAGTTTATAGCCGCATGCTGGTTGTGGGACAAGATTTTGGCAGATCGCCGTGGAGCCTCATCTGCCAACTCGACCACAGCGGACGGCTCCTAGTGCTGGAAGAGGTTCCGGGGCGCGGGCCGACGGGGGAGAATATTGGGCTTGAGCAGCACTGTAAGCAGAACCTCATTCCCACGCTCCTTAGTCCCCGCTACGCCGGTCGGCCTATCGGACTGGTGGGTGACCCGAGCGGGCGAGCGAAGGATAGCAACTTCGAGTATAGTAGTTTTGACGTGTTGAGAATGTGCGGGTTGGCTGCGGAGCCTGCGCCGACGAACGACTTGGAGCCGCGCATAAGGGGCGTCGAGCAGTTTTTCATTCGCAACGTGCAGGGTGCGCCAGCGATCTTAATCGACGGCTCGCGCTGCCCTACACTGGTCGCAGCGCTCAACGGACAATACAAGTTCGATGTTGACCAAGACAAATCGGGCGGCGTGTATCAGAAAGCAATACCGGAGAAGCTGCATCCGTGGTCCGACGTGGCGGACGCCCTCCAATACGTGTGCTTGGTCACGGGTAACGCAGGAGCATACGCATGGGTGTTGGGTCGGATCGTGAACAGTCTAAAGCCGCGTCGCCCGATGCGTGTGGCTCCGAGCGCATTGGCGTGGACCTAACTTACCCACAGAGTAAATGCGCCAGCACGAATTGACGTGCTTCAAACTGTAGGGGCGACTGTAAGCGTCCGGCGTCCTATCCCCCGGCACAGAGCCGGTGTGGTAGCCTAAGTCTAAACCGGCGTTAACAGACTTAGGTGGGATGGGGGGAGAACGTCGGCTCCCCCCAAACTTCTCGCTATGGAAAGAATGGTTGGAGCGTAACAAATGATCGTGGTATCCCGAGCGATCCTCAAGTGGATGAAAGCGCGCCGACGCCGCACCGATATGGAGATACTCTGGCCCATATGTCTCAGAGAGGCTGGCGACCTCGACAAAGCGAAAGCGGCTTTCTTCCTTCATGCCGTTCACGATCCGGCGTGGCAGGAGTTAGGCGAGGACGGCATCTATGAGTTTATAAATCTTCTAAAGGAATAGCGTCGAACAGTCGGCTCTGCGACAGTGTATGCGCTTCGTGCTCAATGGTGACGTTCTCTACCCCAATCGCCGCCACTATGGGGGCGGCGTCGCCCCCCAAATTAATTTCCAGTTTGAAAAATTGCCCATTCCCCGTCGCTACGGGTTCAGGAACGCCCAACCCAGCGACGCGTGACACAATCTCGAACGCTTTCACTTTGGCGCTAAGCGGCTCCTTAGTGCTGGTCATCTCTTGGAAAAAGTGTGGCAACGCCTGCTCGATATTGACGGCGGCTTTCAGTTTGATGCGCTTGTGCGTGTTACGCGCGCCCTCCCATTCCTCCTGCGCTTCCCGTAACATCTGCCGGAACATGCGGGTTTCGCTGAGTTCCGTGTAGTCACCGGGTGTAAAGCCACATCGTCCGAGGACTGTTTCAGGTTCCTCTATGCCGCGGACCAAACCAGCGGCTAAATCCCGCAATCGTTTTTCATCGTCGTGTGTCAGTAACGCCGCAGAAATGGGTGTCATAAAATTATTTTCCTAAGGGGGTTGACATGCCATAGGAAGTGTGGTATACCATGTCCCCGGCGGGCTGTCAAGTCCGCTCTCGCGGGGGCGGGGTTACCCACTGGGTAAGAGTAGGGGATGGCGGCGCTACCGAATGTACCCGCCTTGCGCGTCGTTGGGCGCGACGACACGTTGCAACAGCAACAGGTCATGGATGCGACGCGAGCGCAGGCTTACGCTAAGCCGCCCGATAGCGCGGCGCTGCCACCAGTTGGATTAGCTGGTTTTATTACCGATCAATACAGCTTGATGCGTCGCCATAGGGACACTGTCGGTCGCGGATGGAGCGACCGACTATTAGCAAGCTTGCGAGCGTTCAACGGTATATACGACAGCAACGTCATCCAAGAAATCAAAAGATTTGGTGGGAGCAACGTCTACGCTCGCATCATCGCGATGAAGTGTAGAGGCACGTCGGCGCTCTTACGGGATGTTTATCTTGGCACAGACAAACCTTGGGGGTTGGAGCCGTCAAGCGACCCCGACGTTCCTGATGAGGTTGTGCAGGCTATTGCGCAACATATTGGCGAAGTTGTCACTAATCAGATACAAGCGCACTTCCAAGCAGCGTCAGCGCAAGTAGCGCATCAGGTCGGCGCTGCCGCCGCCCAAGCAGCCGGGGCGCGACAAGGCGTGTCGCCAGCTTTCGTAGATCAAGCGATACCGTCGCAGGCGTCGGGGCCGTCTCAAGGCGCGCATGCCGGGGCGATACCCCCCGGCGCACCGCCGCCTCCCGGCATGGGGGCTGGGTTACCCCCTCCCCCGCCCCCACCGCCTTTGCCTGATCCTAACCAAGTTCGGGATGTTTACGACCTGATGATGAGCGACGCCCGCGACGAGGCGAAGCGCAAGGCCAACGAGCAGTGCAAGGTAGCGCAGGACAAGCTTGAGGAACTGTTAGCGATGGGCGGGTTCTATACCGCCCTTGCAGAGTTCTTAGTTGACCTACCGATGTTCCCCTATGCGTGCTTGAAGGGGCCTACGGTTCGGATCAAAACCCAAGTCAAGTGGACAAAGGACGTATCGCCGTTCCCGGCTAACAGCAATAACCCCGCCATACCGGGTAACCCGTCCACTGATCTACCAATACCCAATTCGCCTAGTGGTCAAATCTCCGCAGGTGGTCCATTAGGCGGTGGGGGGGTTACCCCCGGAGTAAGCCCCGGTGGTAGCAGTGCCATACAGGCCACCCCCCTAAAACAACCGCGCCCACAACCACAAATCGCCAAACCGGAAGTGCAGGACGTGCCGGTGCTATGCTGGGAGCGGGTTAGCCCGTTCGATGTATTCTGGACCCCCGGCGTAGCGCAGATCGAAGATGCCAACATCATTCAGCGTAGTCGTCTTACACGAGCGGAAATTAACACACTCCTTGATCTTCCGGGATTCATCACTGAGGAAGTCCGAGCCGTATTGGACGAATACGGTAGAGGCGGTCTGGTCGACAATTGGGACCAAACCGACAGCGAGCGCAGCATACTTGAAGGGCGAGAGGACCCGCGTTTTAATCAGAGTGGTCTTTTAGCCTGCATAGAATTTCAGGGGAACGCACAGGGGCGGTTCCTCTTAGACTTGGGGATGGACCCAAGTGAAATACCTGACCCCCTCAGGGATTATTTCTGTAATGCTTGGCTTATTGGCAGACATATCATCAAAGTCCAACTTATCCCCTCCCCTCGCAAACGCCACCAATACTACATCACCAGTTTCGAGAAGGTCCCCGGCACCCCTGCCGGAAATGGTTTACCTGATCTACTCGCAGACGTTTCTTCGGTGGCTAATGCTACGCTGCGCGCTCTGGTTAATAACCTCTCGATTAGCTCTGGCCCACAAGTCGTCGTCAACGATGATCGACTAGGCGACGGCGAAAACGGCGAGGATATGTATCCATGGAAGCGCTGGCACGTTAAGAGCGATCCATTTGGGAACAACACCGAGAAAGCCGTCGAGTTTTTCTCCCCATCCAGTAATGTAAGTGAATTGCTGTCGGCGTATCAGGCGCTCTCTGCGATGGCGGATGAAGCGAGCGCGATACCGAAGTTTATGACCGGCTCGCCTCCCAGTGGGGGCCTTGGCCGTACAGCGTCGGGCCTCTCGATGCTGATGCAGAACAGTTCAAAAATCCTACAGACTGTCGCGTCGAATATCGATATCGACGTAATTGAGCAAGTCATCAACGCGCTTCTCGACATGGTCATGTTGACCGACCAAACCGGATTGCTGACGGGTGAGGAAAAGGTAAGAGTGTTAGGCGTGCAAGTCGCGCAACAGCGCGAGACGCAACGTGCGCGCCAACTCGAATTTCTACAACTGACAGCGAACCCAATCGACATGGGCATTATCGGGCCGAAGGGGCGAGCGGTAGTGCTCCGCAACGTCGCCACTGAGATTGGCCTACCGGGCGAGAACATCGTCCCGAGCGAAGCCGATTTGGAGAAGCAGCAACAGCAATCCGCAGCTATGGCCGCAGCCGGTGGACAACCCGGACATGCGCCCATAGGGGGTCCCCCTGTGCCCCCCGGTCAGGGTGGACCCCCACAAACACCGCCTAACGTGGGTGCGCCCGGACCGGCGCAAATAGCGCAGGGGCACTCAGCGCCAGCGCCAATGCCGCAACCCGGACAACCACGGGCGAACTTGGTTAACCAAGGGGGGCCGACGCACTGATGCCCATCCCTGACGAGTATACGCGGCGAGAAGGTTACTCTAAGGGTAACCCTCGACAAGAGCGAGAGCGCGACCAAGAGCGTCGCGCCGCCGCACAGTCACGCAAGCCGCTTATCGCCAAGTGGGACCCGACCATCCCTGCCGGTTATATTCACGTTGATGACGCTATCGTGTACATGCAACGGCGTTGGGGTAGGGCGCTGCGCGCCGAACACTTGGAAGCGTTCAGCCGCGATCAGACTGGGCCACAGTGGACGATCTTCGGCGACTGGCCCGATAAGAGTCGAGGCGAGCGTTATTACGAGTTCAATGATATCGACTTGTGGGTGTGGCGCACCCTGAGTGGCGTACCCGCATCGTGGAGAGAGACACGGCACATTCGTAGTTCCGTGCCAGTAAGGCGTATCCAACTGGGAGATGCTCCCCCAACCAGCGACCTTGATGTAGTGGAGCTACGCAATGGCGAGGAACCGAGCAATGGCGGGACCGGGATCAAAGAAGATGGGTGGCGGCGGAATTAAAGCGGGGCGTCCGCCGACTGCTATGGCGGGTAGTGGGCTTGGCGCGAAGCCTGCCTCGCCCGCTGCGCATATGGGTGCGCCGCCGATGGCTCCCAAGGTTGCTGGCGTGCGGCCTCCCGGTATAGGAGCAGGTGCACCGCCCCCTATGCCCGGTGGTGGACCCCCAGCCGCAGGTCCGCCTCCGCCCCCGCCCGGTGGCATAGGTGGATCAGGTGGGTTCAACAAAGGCGGTTCAGTTGGGATTAGCGGCGGCGACGTGAAGGCGCGGCACAAGAGCAAAACTCACAAATAAGTAACCCTATGGGTAAGCAGCTAGAACTGTTTGATCCGTTCGAGGACTTAGGAGATATAACAATGGGTAAAGTTATCAGTCAAAGCGAGAAGCCCGGTTTCTTCCCGAAGGGCGGTTCGGGCAAGATGTTTGGCAAAGGCAGTGCAGGCCGGTCAGCCGAGGGCCAGTCGGGCAAAGAATCAAATTCGCCGCCCGGTGGCAGTGAGAAGTGGGCCAAGGGTGGTTCCGGCAAGATGTTCGGCCAGCAGCACGCTAACAAGGTGACGCCGGGACAATCTGGAAAAACTGGATAAAAAGGGCTTGACTTTCTAGAAAAACATGTGTTAACTAGAAAGTTCCTAGTTCGGACCCGTTCTGTTCCCGTACTGTTCGCTTACCCTAAGGGTAATCCCATGCCAATGGCTCTATATCGCGATGTTGGGGATAACGAGCGTATCAAGGCGCTGCGAGCGGTCGGCGCGGCCCTAAGCGCGCCCACCAACATCATTCCGTCGCAAAGCGCATCGCAAGGCGACCAGCATTGTTGGAAGGCGATGCGAGCGCTGTATAACTTCAAGGCCCTCCCCCTGCCGCTCAGTCTGGATTACGGCAGTTTCACGACAGCGATTAACAAACTCGTTGCCTTAGTTCCTTAAGCGAAAGAGCGCCGTGATGGACACTGGACAAGCAATTAATCGACTCCGTTGTGGCGATAAAGTTGCTCGTGCCGGATGGAACGGCAAGAACATGTATCTTGAGTTACAGGAGCCAGACGACAACTCGAAGATGACATTGCCCTATATCTACATGCATACGGCGCAAGGTGACTTCGTACCGTGGTTGTGCAGTCAGATCGACTTCCTGGCTACCGACTGGGAGATTTATGATGGATAAGCCGAGCGAGCGCAAGAAAGACCACAAAGATTACGGTGACACCGACACGGATACGGTGCGCACGTTCGGCCCCTGCAACAAACGGGCCGAGCTTGGCTCTTTTTGGGATCACGCCCCGGAGTCCGTTGTCGGCCTTCCACTCAGTCGGCTACTCACGAATAATTACTGTAAGGAAGGTGGAAAGAAGGAACCCGATTTGGTCGATGAAGTGATCAACGGCGGGCCTCCGTTCGCCAATGTGAGCAAGCCAAAAGCTATTCTCTGACTTACCCTAAGAGTAACTTATGGCGTCAGAGGCGCGAGACGAATATCTTAAGGCGCTGTATGCCTTGAGCAAGAGTGACCCGAGTGCGTGGGCGACTTATGTCGAAGCGTTTAAGGTGTTTACAGCGTATGAGTTAGAACGGATGTTTACGACGCCAGTGGGTGATGCTCTCGTAGCCATTGGCATGGGACGGCGAATGAAAGAACTACGGGACGATTGCATCGATATCGAAAAGATAATGGAAAAGTACAGAACACTGAGTGAGCGGCGGTTATGAATACGACGATTCAGGGGCACAATGCAGTTGGAGGCGCAACCAAGCGTGGTGCGCCTGATCCTTCGGTGCCGATTCCCCCCGGCGTGAAGGCGCAGGCAGACCGCGCCAACGCACTCATTGAGCAAGCTAAAGCGGCGAAAGCGGCTAATGAGGCGAGCGGCGGCAACGAACTGGTGAGGCCAATCGTTCCGCCCACACGTCCGAACCCCGGTGTGATTACTGCTGACTTTGATCCAAACAATCCGCGTCCGCCAGAGTTTGATCCACCGTCATCTTCTGCGCCGCCTCCCCCGGCTGTTCCGAATTTTCAGCCGCCTGCGGCTCCCCAACCGCCGCAACCGCAAAATGAACAGGATTGGGAGCATCAGTTCAAGTCGCTTAAAGGTCGCTATGATCGTGACCAAGAAGATAGGCGGCGACTTCAACAGACACTCCAAGATCAACAAAGGCTGTTGGCGCAAGTAGGCCCCCCGTCTGCGCCGCAGGGCGAGGGGTCGGGGTTGCGATTTAACATCGCACCCCCACCCCCCGGTCGCTTTGTCAAACCGAACGAAGTGCAGGAATACGGGCAGGAGCTTATGGACGTGGTTGGCCGTCGCGCCGCCGAAGTCTATGAGCCGCTTCTGCAACAATTGGCTACCGAGCTACAGCAAGTCAAGCGACAAGTCGGCGGCGTGCAGAATACGGTGGTATTCGATGCCCGCGTCAAAATGTATGACGACTTGGCGCGAGCTATACCGAATTGGAGTGCGATCAATGAAAGCCCCCAGTTCGAGACGTGGCTAAACCAGATCGACCCTATCTCGCATCGTACGCGGCGTGAGTTTCTGAGTGGCGCACATAACGCGAATCAAGCGGGACAGGTCATCGATATTTTTAATACGTTTCTACAGTCCGTAGGCGCAGCGCCAAGTCAGTCCAATGGCGCGGGCAACGGGGCCGGTAACCCACAGGGTAACCCGCCAGCGTCCCCGCAGCAATTCGACTTGCTACAACTCGCTGCCCCTGGCAAGGCGAAAACGGGGCAGACGCAAGCTCCCCCGGATAAAGGCATTGTTACGCGGGCTGAGATTAAGCAATTCTATACTGAAAGAACCCAAGGTAAGTGGGCAGGCCGTGAGGCCGAAGCCGCTGCCATCGAGCGTCAGATATTCGACGCTGGAAACGAAGGGCGTATTCGTTAGGCATTTTTGTATCTCTGGCTGATGGTGTCCTAGCCCTAACACGCTAGCACCCATACAGAGCGAGGCCGAGCCGAGACTTCTCCGCTCGTTTGTTGCCGTCTCTATACATAACGGTTTCAAACGCAGGAGAAAGTCATGGCCCTTGGTCTGGCTGGTTCAGCCACTACACCCCCGATCTACCCGACTGGTAGTACATCGACTGATTACGTCGCTGCTGGTTTTATACCCGAGATTTGGTCGGGGAAGTTAATCGAAAAGTTCTACGCGGCGACCGTCCTAGCCGCGATCAGCAACACGGATTACGAGGGCGAAATCAAGAGCTACGGCGACCGTGTGAAAATCCGCACGAAGCCGACGCTGATCATCAATAACTACCTCGTCAACGGCGACTTGGCGCTGCAACGCCCTGCCGGTAGCTCAGTCGAACTGACTATCGACCAAGGCAAGTATTTCGCCGCGATCATCGATGACGTGATCGAGAAGCAATCTGACATCAACAATATGAGCCTCTGGTCGGATGACGCATCCGAACAGATGAAGATCGTTGTTGATACGGATGTTCTTCTGTTCATGATGGGGCAGGCGAACGCGCTCAATCGCGGTCTTACTGCTGGCGCCGTTTCCGGCAACATCAATCTTGGCGTCACCGGCACGCCTATCGCCTCGGTCGGTCGCAACCCCACTACGGGTCAGGTCGAAATCATCGACATTTTGTTGCGGCTTGGTCAGGCGCTTGACGAGCAGAATATCCCTGAGACTGGACGCTGGGTCGTTATGCCCACATGGGCGACGTTCCAGATCAAACGTTCGGAACTGCGCGAAGTGTTTGTGTCTGGCGACAGCGTGAGCATACTCAGAAATGGTAAATTCGGGCAGATCGACCGGTTCACGGTCTATGCCTCCAACTTGCTTCCGAGCGGCGTTGCCGCTGGCTTGGCGGCGGGCGAGTGGGTGATCTACGCTGGTCACGCACATGGCTTGACTTTCGCTTCCCAGTTGACCAACGTCGAGACGATTCGCTCCGAGCGGACGTTTGGCCAAATCTTGCGTGGCTTGCAAGTGTATGGCCGTCAAGTGTTGGACGGCAAAGCGCTGGCGCAAGCCATCGTTACGCAGGTCGCTGGCACGTAACGCTCTCCTGTTGGCGTTGCTGGTAGTGGCTGCTAGGTCCCGGCGCGTACCCTCCCGTCGCGTCGGGGCCGCTTAAGTTACTCAGTGGGTAAGATGGCCCAGCGTTATCGCACTGTAACGGATTATCTCGGGGTAGCGCGGCTGGGTCTGCAAGACGCAGTGTCGCCCTATCGATACCCCGACACGACGTTATTGATCGCGCTTAACATTGGCTTAGGGGAAATGGGTCGTGTTCGGCCTGATATTTTCCTTGACCTTAAGTATCAGCGACCTTTGCGTAAGGGCGATATTGATGACGGCAACCCACCACAATATACAACGGCTGACGTGGCGACCAACCCGGATGGAAGTTATATCCTCGGTAAAGGAACTCTCGTGCCGGTTCCGAACAAGTATATGGCGACGTTGGATTGGTTTATTAATGGGTGGGCGCAGTTCCTTGATGTGACTGATACGCAGGACGCACGGGCGCAAGGCTTTATTGCTAAGTTTCAGTCACACTTAACCACGTTGAGCGCCGCATGACTACAACCAACATGGCGCGGCTAAACGACATGGTTCGCATGACATGCGGAGGCGCGCTCGATGGCGTGATTCGTATGGAGATGTTTAACGTTCTTAAGGATTTTTTCCAAAGGACGGATGCTTGGCTTCTCGAAGTCCCTATCTACATCGTTCCATATACCAATGATTATCAGGTTAACACCGGTCAGAATGTAGTGGTTAACCGTCTCATGGGTTTGGATCGACCGAACTCACCCCCGCCGTCTGCTGAGTTTCCACAGCCTCCTTACCTCCCAATGTGTCCCGAGCAGTTTTTAGCGACTGATGGGCGCAATACGGCGTCGGAAGCTCAGGACCCGTTGTTTCGGACACAGCGGTCGGGGGTCCTTTTAAACGCTGGGGAAAAGTGCCCCATCCTTCGCATTAGGGACAACCCAACTGCTAACGAGATATGGATCGCCACGCTGGCTTTGACGCCGTGTGACCCAGTTGACTCGGACGGGTTCGTCGCGCCGCCCAACTGGGTGATGGAAAAATATTTGAACTATTTCGCCAATGGCGTCAACATGCGGTTGATGTTGCAACCCGGTAAGCCTTACTCGTCAACGCAGGGCGCGCAGTATCACGGGCGCATGTACAACCAAGGCGTGGGGCAGTGTCGCACCGAGGTACGCCGCATGTTCGGTTACGCCTCGCAGCGCTGGGCTTTCCCGCAAGGGTGGAATAGCGGACACCGAAACACCGGCATGTTTGTGGGGCATGCATGAACTACCTTTATCCAATACCCGGTGCGCAAGGCAATCCGAACGCGTTTATTGCTGACAACACTGGGCAGCTTGGCAGTGTCGATCAGCCGCTTGATGGACGAACGCTTGTCTCGATTGATTACAGCCAACTTACTCCGGGGGTAACTCTGACGGCGTTCTCGTTCAAGGTCGTTCCGGGTGGTGAGCCGCAACTATGGATAGGCAAGCCAGCCCTCGCTACTGCGCCAGCGAAGGCGTTGAATTTCTATATTAGCGGAGGCAGGAGCGGGGCGCAGTATGAAGTCACGATCATAACGACACTTGGCGACACTGAACGGCGCTCCGATGTATTGAATGTCAACATGCTCGGCGATAACTGTGGGTGTCATCAATTCCCAATGCCGCAAGCGTTCGGTGACGCGGTAAGCGGCGATGGCTCGATCATTGTCAATGAGTCCCCACGGTTCTTTATCAGTGGTACGCCACCGGTAGGCGCACATGTACTAGACCGTTGGTATTTTACTACAAACGGCATTGTGTATGATTATATCTCCAATGGTCTAACTAGCGGCTGGGTAGAGAGTGGCGCTGGCAGTGGGAATCAAGTTAAGATTATTAAGATGCAGCCTATTACGCCGGATGGCGCGACTAGTACGTTCACTTTACAAGCTGCTGATGGTAGTACGGTGAATGTCGCTGGCTCGATTGATTTGTTCGTTTCAGTTGACGGCGTGTGGCAGGAAGGCGCGGCCCAATACACGGCGGCGGGCAATCAGATTATGTTCGCAGAAGCACCCACTGCCGACTCGTCGATATTTATCGTGTGGTTCGTACCAGTGCCGGGGGCAAGATAGTGGGAT